GTCTTTTAATGCTAATGGATTTACGGTTGCTTCCGATGGAACAAACATTGTAAATGGACTTAGTGTTAATTATGTTGGATGGAACTGGAACGCTGGCGGCTCTAATCAAACAATTTCTGTTGGGCAATATGCCACTTCACCAGCAAATGTACCGTCAATAGCAAGCACAGTAAGAGCAAACACTACTAGCGGGTTTTCGATTGTTACCTTTACTACAAACAATACCGCAGGTGCAACAGTTGGTCATGGTCTTGGCGCAGTTCCAGATATGATAATTATGAAATACCGAGGACTTGCGGCCAACTGGGTTGTGTATCACAAATCTATGAACGCAACTCCTCAGAATGGGTATCTTAACTTAAACACAACAGCGGGTTATGCCCCACTAATAGACCCTTGGAATAATACTGCTCCATCATCAACCGTAATTACAATGGGTGCTGGTGTTGGAAGTGCTGGTTCAACAAACTATGGAGTTTACACTTCGGTTGCTTACTGCTTTTCTGCTGTCGCTGGCTATTCTGCCTTTGGTAGTTACACGGGAAATGGAGACCCTAATGGGCCGTTTGTATACACGGGTTTTAGGCCAAGGTATGTGTTAATAAAGAAAACTGCAACAGGAGCCGGTAATGCTGAGTGGTATGTTCACGATACTGCACGAGATGATTACAACCAAGCAAGGTTTAAGTTGTATCCAAGTTCCGCTGTTGCTGAAAACGGTGTGGCGGGTGAGACCACAACAACAAATGCTATAGACATTCTAAGCAACGGATTTAAGTTAAGAACTGGAAACGGGGCTACAAATGAAAGCGCAATTGTGTACATCTACGCCGCCTTTGCCGAACATCCCTTTAAGTATTCTCTTGCTAGGTAAAACATGGATTACCCCGGTAAAGTCATAACCAAGAATCAGGTAACTCCTACCCAGATCAGCGCATCTGGTAACTGGACTGTTGACGATGCAGTTGCAGCAGTCAAGAACAACAACTGGCCCGTGGCCCTTGTTCCAAACCCAATCTCTAAAAGCCTGAGATTTAATAGCCCAGATACAGCGTATCTTACTCGTACACCCGCAACCGCACCAACAAATACCGATATTGGAACTTGGTCTTTCTGGGTAAAGCGTACAAAACTCGGAGTAGAAGAATATATTTTTGGGTCAAGAGATGGCGCTAACGTCACAGTAACAGGAATAAGATTTACTTCTGGTGACGCACTTGAATTCTTAATGTTTAGCGCAGGTACTGCTCTTGCTAGACGAATAACAACTCAAGTATTCCGTGATCCATCAGCTTGGTATCATTTTGTTATTGTTTACAACAGTCCGTCAGCAACTGCTAATGACAGAGTTAAGGTATATGTAAATGGGGTTGAGATTGCGATAACTGCGTTTAGCACGACTACTAACCCTAGCCAAAACCAAGATATGATTCGTTGGGCCGCAAGTGGTATTCCAAATTACATTGGAAACGAAGGCACCACTCCCGGTAACTATGGTGATTATTACCTGACAGAAACAAACTACATTGACGGTCAGGCTCTTACCCCGTCAGACTTTGGCCTAACCAATCCACAGACGGGTCAATGGATACCTAAGAAGTACACAGGCACTTATGGAGCCAACGGGTTCTACCTGAACTTCAAGGATGCGACCTCGACCACCACGCTGGGCTACGACTACTCTGGCAACGCTAATAACTGGACTACAACTGGCTTTAGCGTGACTGCTGGTACTGGCAACGACAGCCTGACTGATGTACCTACCCCGTGGTTTGCGTATAACACCACAGGCGATGTAGGCGGGGTGATACGGGGGAATTACGCTACGTTTAACTCTGTTGAAACAAACTATGGAACACTTACCAACGGAAATTTAAACGCATCGTTAACTGTTACTGGTACAACAGGTAGACAGGCTAGAGGAACATTCCTTTTTCCTGCGTCTGGAAAGTATTATTTTGAAGTAAACCCAACAACATTAGGGGTTGCTGGGCAGATTGGAATTGCTAAATTTAGTTCAGCAACTAACGGTGGAAATGGAATAACTCCTGCATTTTCTGCTGGAGATGTTTACCTTTACTTATCAAATGGACAAAAGCAAGATGGAGTGACTTCTTCTGCTTACGGTGCTTCATATACTACAACAAACACTATTGGCGTTGCGGTTGATGTTGATAACAGTACATTAACATTTTATAAAGATGGTGTCTCTCAAGGAACAGCATACAGTAGTTTAACTTTAAGAAACTATTACCCAGTAGTTCATGCTGCTGGATCAACGGGAACTGTGGTTTATGACATAAACTTCGGTCAACGCCCATTTGCGTCTACGCCCCCCGCTGGATTTCGTTCACTATGTACCACTAACCTACCACCACCGACTATTGGCTTTGGGCTGACGAATCAGGGTGATGATTACTTTAATGTCTTAACTTATACAGGTAATGGAACTGATGGCAGAACAGTTACTGGCGTTGGGTTTAATCCTGACTTGGTTTGGGTAAAAGGAAGATCAAACGCTGGCGCTAACGTTTTGGCTGATTCTGTTAGAGGTTCAGATAAAAACTTATATTCAAATTTAAATGACGTAGAAACAAACCCAATAACGGGAGCTTCTGGTGGCGGTATTGGAACCGTAACTACTGACGGTTTTGTGCTTGAGCAAGGCACAGTAAACATGGACTTAGTTAATACTAATACCCGTACCTATGTCGCATGGGCATGGAAAGCAGCGGGATCAACAGTATCCAACACGGCTGGAAGCATAGCCTCGACAGTCTCAGCAAACACAACTGCTGGGTTTAGTATTGTTACTTATACGGGCACAGGCGCTAACGACACGGTAGGGCACGGTTGTCAAGTTGGTGGCGTGGCAACTGCGCCTAGTATGGTGATTTATAAAAATAGAGATGCTCTTCAAAACTGGATGGTAACTACAACTGTAATTGATGGCTCAAATGATTATTTATTCTTAAATACTACCGCTGCAAAAGCCGATTCAGCAGATTCCGCACCAACATCAACGCTATTGAACCTTACTACTTACGGTCATAATAACGGGGCTTCCCAAAAAATTGTAGCCTACTGTTTTGCACCCGTGGCTGGCTATTCGGCTTTTGGTTCGTATACTGGCAATGGTTCTGCAACAGAGGGCCCGTTTGTGTACACAGGGTTTGCTCCAAAGTTTTTCATGTTCAAGCGAACAGATACAGCAACAGGCACTCTAGCAAACTCTTGGGCAATTAAGACAGCTATTATTCCCGGATACAATCAAAACAGTTCTTTCCTTGCTGCTGCTAGTTCCAACCAAGAAGATACAGGTTTTGGCGTAGATTTCTTAGCAAACGGTGTAAAACTAAAACTGAATGCCGTAGACGGTAATGCTTCTGGTGGAACCTACATCTACGCAGCCTTTGCCGAGTTCCCATTTCAATTTGCTAACGCACGATAATTTTTTAAGGAGAACATTATGTTCGCAATAGTTCAAAACGGTAACATCGTTCAACTCATCCAGCCGGATGTAGCCTTTGTCATTGGCGAGAAACAATACTCAGCCAGATTTATCCGCAATGCCACCGAAGCAGAGCGCAAGGCCGTTGGTGTCTACGAGGTCATCTACGGTGCTCAACAAGACCAGCGGTTCTACTGGGTAACTGGTCCGTCCTACCGTGTCAACGAAGTAGACCAGACTGTTGAGGCTACCTTTACATCAACAGCAAAACAGGTAGAAGATGTTACTGAAACCCCAGTAGGATCTACTGAGGCTGTTACCTCCAAAGGTCTTAAGAGCCAGTGGATTTCTCAGGTCAAGGACACGGCAGGTAAGATGCTGGCACAGACTGACTGGATGATTATTAGAAAGGCTGAGAGAAACATTGATGTGCCTGCTGCAGTGGCTACGAAGAGAGCCGCTATCGTTGCTGAGTGTGATCGCTTAGAAGCTGCTATCACTGCCTGTGCAGATGTAGAGGCTTTGATTGCGGTGGTTAGCAACCAGTCATGGGGTGAATAATGTCATCAGTAGACCAAGTTAAAGGACAACTTGACACCCATGAAGCAGTGTGCGCTGAACGCTATGCAGGCATCAATGCTAGGCTAAAGAGGTTAGAACAGATCCTGCTGGGTACTACTGGTTTCATCGTAATTCTGTTACTCAGTTTAGTTCTTAAAGTAGGTTAATATGAGTAGAAAAGTATCCGCTGTTATTACCAAATCAGATACTACTAAGACAACTATTCTTACAGTACCTACTAAGAATACTGGTCTTTGGCAGATGATGTATATTATAAGTCTTACTGGTATTGAAACTCCAAAAGTATATTGGTATGATTCTTCTACCAACACTGAGTACTTTATTGTTGGTGGTAAGAACTTAGGCTCTGGTGATTTTATTTTATTAGACGGTAATACAGAAATAGTAATGCAGGCAGGTGATGAGATTCGTGTGCAAAACACAGGAACTCAGACAGTAACCTATGCAGCAACAGTAGAGTTTATTCCTGAAACAGCAGTCCAATTCCAATTCTAAGGAGAATAGTATGCCAATGGTCGGAAAGAAGAAGTTCCCATATACCTCTAAAGGTAAAAAAGCCGCCGAGTCCTATGCCAAGAAAGAAGGCTACAAGTCTGCTAAGGGCATGAAGATGCACGAAAGTTCAGAGTCTAAGGCTATGGAAGCAAAAGAGAAAAAAGCAAAGAGGATGAAATAATGCCTCTTAAAAAGGGTTACTCACAAAAGACCGTCTCTGAGAACATTCGTAAAGAGATGAAGTCTGGCAAGCCGCAGAAGCAGGCCATCGCCATTGCTCTGTCTACTGCCCGTAAAGCAAAGGCTAAGAAATGAAACCTGGACTTTATGCCAACATCAATGCAAAACGTAAACGGATAGCTGCAGGCAGTGGTGAGAAGATGCGTAAGGTCGGCTCCAAAGGTGCTCCTACAGCTAAGGCGTTCAAACAAGCTAAGAAGACTGCGAAGAAATAATGGTAAAAAAAGTATATCAGAACCCAGAAGGTGGCTTAAACGCCAAAGGCAGGGCATACTTTAAGAACAAGGAAGGCGCTAACCTGAAGCCTCCAGTGTCGTCTAAAGAGGCTGCTAAGTCTCCTAAGAAGGCTGCCCGTAGGAAGTCTTTCTGTGCCCGTATGGGCGGTGTTCCTGGCCCTATGCAGGACTCTAAAGGCAGACCAACAAGGAAGGCTTTAGCACTAAGAAAGTGGGACTGTTAAATGGCTAGAAAATCTTACTTACAAATTGTTAACGATGTGCTGGTCCGCTTGCGTGAGCCAGAGGTCACATCAGTTAATGACACTGCTTACTCAAAGTTAATTGGCAGGTATGTCCAAGATGCACAGAGACAAGTAGAGGATGCTTACAACTGGAATGCTCTAACTAATACCCTAACCATGAACACTGTTGCTAACCTGTTCAATGGTGTGTTGGTGGGTGCCGGTACTCGATTCAGGGTCTTGACAGTCATTAATGACACAAGTGACTGGTTCTTGGAATACAAAGGAGGCAAAGACATGGATAACTTGTTTCTTAATCAGTCTCCTATATTAGGCTCTCCTCAGTACTACAACTTTAACGGCGTTGATCCTGCTGGCGATACCCAGGTAGATTTATATCCTATTCCAGACGGTGTTTATACTGTCCGCTTTAATATCATACAGCCTCAAGATCCTCTACAGTATGACATAGATGAAATCTTAGTTCCTTCTGAGCCTGTAATCTTTCTGGCTTATTCTAAGGCACTTGCAGAGCGTGGAGAAGACGGTGGTATGTCTACTTCAGAGGCTTTTGCGTTATACAGGGCCTCTTTGTCAGACCACATAGCCACTGAAAGTACCCGTTATCCTGACGAATTTAACTGGACTAATGCCTGATGGCACAACGACAACAAGCAGCTTCTATTGCAGCACCAGGATTCTTTGGACTAAATCTCCAAGAGTCCAGCATATCCCTATCTAGTGGATTTGCACTAGAGGCTTATAACTGCATCATTGATAGATACGGTAGGATCGGTTCCCGTAGGGGCTGGGTTCCTGTCAATGCTTCTAATGGTGACTTAGGCTCTAACAATGTAGAGTTCATGTTTGAGGTTGTAGACGCTTCCTCTACTACTTTGCTTAGTGCAGGCAACAATAAACTGTTTACTGGTACTACTACCTTAACTAATAAGACTGTTAGGACGCAGGCCAATACTGGTGATGTTGCTTATACTATCACTGCTAACCATTGGCAAGCTGCTGCTTTGCCTTACGGTGACGGCGTTGACGCTATCCCCCACGCCTACTTAGTCCAGTCTGGTCATCCTGTCCTTATTTATCATCCTTTACCAACCCCCGGAACAGGCGCTACATTCTCTGTAACTACAGTAAGCAGCGGCGCTATTACCGCTGTCTCTGTTACCGCTGCTGGTTCTGGTTACAATATTGGTGATGTGCTGACTATGGCTGGCGGTTCTGGCTCTGGTGCTAAGTTGACTGTGGCTACCCTAAGCGGTACAGGCGTGGCTACCGTGACTATCTCAACTGCTGGTACCGGCTACACGGCAGGCAACTCCCTTACTAGCACAGTAACTACCATTGCTAATCCACATTCGCACTCTGGTTCCTTTGGGTTCCAACAGTTAGGCGATATTGGGACAATGCCTCCAGGCTACTCAACCTCTGACTTTAAACCTAACTGTGCCTTAGCTGCCTATGGTCGCATATGGATGGCAGACATTGTTGGTGACAGACAGACTGTATATTTTAGCAGGCTATTAGACGGATCTGACTTCTCTGGCGGTGACTCAGGCTCTCTGTCAATCAACTCTGTGTTTCCTAATAACGACCAGATTGTTGGCCTAGCAGCGCACAATGGCTTCTTAATCATCTTTGGTCGTAACAACATTGCTATCTATAGCAACCCTATAGACGTTACTTCTTTAGCCTTGGCAGACTATATCCCTAATGTGGGCTGTATTGCTAGGGATTCTATCCAGAATACTGGTACAGACATCATATTCTTGTCTGACTCTGGGGTTCGTAGCCTTCAGCGGGTTATCCAAGAGAAGTCTCTGCCTATGCGGGACATATCCAAGAATGTACGGGATGACCTAATCAGTAATGTGGACTCTGAGACAGCAATCCAGATTAAGTCAATCTACTATGACAGAGACGCTTTCTACCTCCTAGCCCTGCCTACCACCAAATGGGTGTACTGTTTTGACATGAGGACACCTCTGCAGGACGGGTCGGCTAGGTCTACTATCTGGACAAATATAGATCCTCATGCTTTCTGTGTAACCGCAGCCAAGGAGTTATTAATAGGTAAGGCTGGGTATGTTGGTAAGTACTTTGGACACCTAGACAATACAGCTACCTATCGGTTCCAGTACTACACTAACTACTTTGACTTTGAAAGCCCTACACAGGAAAAGATCCTAAAGCAAATAGGAATGGTTCTCATTGGCGGTTCTAACCAGAACATCGCCATCAAATGGGGCTTTGATTACAATGAAAATTACTCTGCAGTTACGAAAAAGCTTGACACGGCGGTTGCTTACGAGTATAATATAGGGGAGTACAATATTGCTGAGTACTCAGACGGTATTGTACTGGACAAGTTTAAGTCCCATGTAGGCGGTAAGGGGCCAATTATGCAGGTAGGATTAGAGGCTGAGATTAATGGCAACCCTTTGTCGATTCAGCGGATTGACATCTACATTAAACAAGGAAAAATAGTATGAGTAACTATATCAAGGCTACAAACTTTACTGCTAAGGATGGTCTTCCTAGTGGTAACTCAGGTAAGATTATTAAAGGTACTGAGATTGATGTTGAGTTAACGGCTATTGCCTCTGCTGTGGCTTCTAAGGCAGATACGGCTAGTCCTACATTCTCAGGAACACCTGCTGGACCGACGGCAGCAGCTTCTACAAATACAACGCAATTGGCTACTACGGCCTTTGTGCAGAACGTCATTACTGCTTCTCTGCCAACTGGCCTTATTATGCTTTGGTCTGGCTCTCAAGCAACTATCCCTACTGGCTGGGCGCTTTGCGACGGAAGTAACTCAACACCTGACCTTCGTGGTCGGTTTGTTATCGGTGCCGGTTCTATTGCAGCAACTGCTACAGGCACTGCTGGCGCATCCGTAACTGGTTCCATTGCTGGTACAACATTAACTGTATCTGGTGTAACTCACGGAACTGTTGCTGTAAACGATGTTGTAAGTCACGCTTCGTTGCTTAATACTACCACCATCACTGGCCTTGGTACTGGTACTGGAAGCACAGGAACCTACACACTAACCTACACAGGATCTACTTCTTCGTTTACTGGTTCTATCTCCGGCACTACACTGACTGTCACTGCTGTTGCCTCTGGCACTATTGTTACAGGGCAGGTACTAACAGGTGGTTCTGTAACAGCAAACACTACAATTGTTAGTCAGCTTACTGGTGCTGCTGGTAGTACTGGTACTTATGTGGTAAACACCAGTCAGACTCTGGCTTCTACAAGCCTAACTGGTACGTTCACCTTAGCAAGCACAACATTAACTATTAACTCTACAATCCTGAGAGTTTCGTCTGTTGCTTCTGGAACGCTTGCTGTCGGTCAGTTCTTAACTGGTACCGGCATTGACTTTGGCATCAGCATCACTGCACTTGGAACAGGCACAGGCGGGGCAGGGACGTATACTCTCAGTTCTGGAGATGCGTTTACAAGTACTACCATATCAGCCTCTGCTGGAACAGTTACTGTAGGCGCTTCTGGTGGCTCTAAAGATGCTACGCTTGTCAGCCACACACACTCAGCCACAGCAGTCAGCGATACCGTTGCAGCACACACTCACAGTGTGCCAACAAACTCTGTTACTGGTCCTGGTAACAACGGCGGTGGTCGATTTGTTAACGGAGACAACGGAGGTGGTAACGTTAATACTACTTCTGGTGGAGCACACTCACACACTGTATCGGTATCTGTTTCTTCAGCAGGTTCTTCAGGCAACAACGCTAACCTGCCACCGTACTATGCCCTTTGCTACATTATGAAGACATGATTACACACCACTTTTCAGATAACTTGTATGCTAAGGAAACACAGTTTCCAAAAGGAACACAGATCATTCAACATAAGCATAAGTATGACCATCTGTCAATACTTGCTAAAGGAAAAGTAAAAGTTGTAGTAGATGATGAAGTTTTTGATATTGAAGCACCACATTGTTTTAATATCAAAGCCAATAAACATCATGGTGTCCTAGCATTAGAGGATTGTGTTTGGTACTGTATTCATGCTACGGATGAAACAGACATTGATAAAATTGATGACGTATTAATTAAGGAGTAATACTATGCCTTTTATAGCGGCAGCGGCGGCAATCGGTGGTAGTTTAATAAGTTCTAGGGCTTCAAAAAAAGCCGCTGAAAGTCAAGCAGCAGCATCACAATATGCGGCTGACTCTCAATTAGAAGCTGCACGGTTAGCAGCAGAAGAGGCTCGATTTAGGCCTGTTGGGATTACTACTAGATTTGGAAAGTCACAGTTTGAGTTTGGCCCAGAGGGGCGGCTTAGTGGCGCTAGTTATGGTGCATCCCCTGAAGTACAGGCATTGCAAGAGAGACTATCTGCTCTTTACGGAGACAGTCTAGGACTTGCAGAACGCTCTGTAGCGCCTGCTGAGACACTGTTTGGTCTAGGTCAGCAGTATCTTGCACAGACACCAGAGCAGGCTCGGCAGCAATACTTGCAAGAACAGTACGGAATGCTAGATCCTATCCGTCAACGTGAAGAGCAGAGATTAGCATCTTCTGTGTTTGGTCGTGGTCGTGCAGGCCTCAATATTGGCGATGTTGGTCAACCTGAGTTGGCTGCATTGGCTAATGCACGCCGTACACAAGACCTGCAATTGGCTGCACAGGCAGAACAGGCTGCTAGGGACCGTATTGCTTACGGCACTGGATTGTTTGGCGAAGCCGGTAGACTACAGACATCAGCGTTGGCACCGTTCCAGACTCAATTTGGTGTGTCTCAGTTGCTTGAACAGGCTGCATTACAACCCCTGGACATCGGTGCTCAGTTGGGTGGTAGAACAGCCACAGCAGGAGCACAGGCTGGTCAGTCGTTGTTACAAGGTGGTTTAGCGGCAGCACAGACAAGACTCGGTGGACAGCAACAGCGGATTGCTTCTAATCAGTTAGCAGGGCAGAACTTAATGGATCAGTTCTTTAAGAGCCTAAACTTTGGCGGTAAACAAGCACCTGCGCCACAGTCTACTGCTACTCCTGGGTTTAACCCAATGATGGGTGCCGGTAGTGGTGGCTTGCCTTCAGATTACAATGTAGACCCTTATGGCCCAGGTGGCTACCAAGGCTTTGAAGACATGAGTGGCGGTTACAGCCCTTACTAAAGGAAATATAATGGCAGAGCAAACATTATTTGGTTCTTACAACCCTGAACTAATTAAGCAGGCTATAGAGGCTGAGAGAGAAAGTAATCTATTAGCACAGGCTAAACTAACTCCGCAACAGGTTTCAATGCTTGGCGCTGCTAGATCAGGCCAGCAGTTAGGTGGTGCCTTAGGTGGCGTTGTTAATACTCTATTCGGCCTGCCTTCTGTGCAAGACCCAAGGCTACAGCAGGCTCAGTTGGGCCAGCAAGCCTATCAAGAAGCCTTACAAGCCTCAGACGGTGATGCCTCTTCACCAGAGTTCTTTAAGAGGTTGTCTTCTTCGGCGGCTAAGTTAGGTGTAACTACCTTGGCTCAACAGGCGGCTCAACAGGCTGCTAAGTTGGAGTCTGAAGCATCACTAACAGCCGGTAGAAAGGCACAAACTCAAGAGATTGGAGCAAGGATTAAAAAAGCAGAGCTTAGTGCGGCACAAGAAGAGAAGTTAAGAACAGAATTAGCTGCTTTGGGCCCTGCTGCAACAGAAAGAGATATTATTAATGTTGTAACAAAGTATGGGTCTCCAGACAAGATTTTACAAGTTCTACAAAACGCTGAGAATGTTCGTCTTCAGAAGGCACAAACAGCTGCACTAAGGGCGCAAAAAGCATCGATGTTGCCTGCTGGTTTGCAGAAAGATGAATTAAAAGATTTAGAAACAATTGACAGTTTTACTGCACAATCAGAAGCATTAAAACCATCAATATTAAACCTTACTCCAGATTCCAAAGGCGCTCGAAAACTAGAGTTAGGGCCACTAAAGAACTCAAAATATGCTGCTCAGAATTTATCTGGTAATTCAACTGAAGAAAGCCGTGCATACGAGGCTCTTAAATCTGCTGTCGATACCGCAGTAAACTTACAGGTTAGTGCTGAAAAGGGTGTCCAAACAGATAAAGACGTTCTCCGTTTTGCTAACGCCTTAATTGCCGCCTTTGGACGAAATGATACACAGGCAACTCTAGAGGCTCTTAAGCGGTATAACGAAGCTGTTGAAAAAGCAAAAGGCCGTGTTCAAACAAGAATAGATTCTCGGCGTAAATCACAAGGTGTTGAAAGTTACTTTGGAACTTCTGGTAGCCCTCTTGGTTCTATGGAAAATCCAATTATCTTAAAATAGGAATAAAAATGCCTGTATATCAATACGAAGGTAAGTACTATAGTTTGCCTGATGGTTTATCTAATGAGCAGGCCATAGCAAAAATTCAAGGTAGTTTAGGAGTTTCTGCTCCTGAACAGCCAGCACAGACGGCACAACCAGCTAAAGAAGAGCCAAAACGGTCAATAGGTCAGGAAATATTTAGGCAACTAGGGCTGACTGCTAGGGCAGGTTATGAGGCCTTTACAGCCCCGGCTACGGCTGTTTTGGAGGCTGGTAGAGGTGCTTACAATTTAGCGTCTGAGGCTGTCGGATCTCAAAGTCGTTTGCCTTCGTTTTATCAAGAGCAAGCAAAGGGATTGACAGCAGTAGGTCTGCCAGAGCCAGAGACTGGTGTTGAAAGAGCAGTACAGGCAGGTACTCAAGCAATGGCTGGAACAGCGGCTACTGCAAAAATGCTTCCAAATATCCCAGCTATGGCTGCGGACCTACAGAGACAAGTTCCTGCTGCCGGTGTTGCTGGATTAACAGCACAGCCTGCTGCTGAGGCTGTTAAAGAAGTAACCGGCAGTGACTTAGCGGCTACCATCGCTGGAGTTGGTGTCGGTGCTCTTTCTGCTTCTGGTGTTGGAAAAACAATATCTGCTATTGAGCAAAGAAAGATACCTCTATATACGGCTCAACAAGTAAAGCAACGTGCATCTAATGCATATAATGAAGTTGACCAAGCAGGAATAACTTTAAAAGATGCTAGTGTTAAAAAGATGGTTGGTGATATTAGGTCTGACCTAGATGACGCTAGAATGGTTCCTGGCACAGATCAAGCAAACCAAATCAATTCTCGTTTAGCGCAGATTGATTCTATTATTGAACAGAATCCTCAAATGTCTTTTTCTACATTAGACAAAGTAAGAGGAATCATAGGAGATTTAAAGACAAGTAGAGATCCTGATATTAGAAGGCTTGGCGGTGTAGCTGCAACCAGAGTAGACGACTTTATAACAGGGCTTACCACAAAAGATATTGTTGCAGGAAAAGGCGGCATTGATGAAGCTGTAAAAACCATTGTAGGCGCTAGAAAAGACTGGCGTAATGCTAGTCGTGCCCAAGTATTAGACGATGCTCTTAATGTTGCTGAAGCAAAATCGTTAGATCCAAAGGCATCAGATAGTGAACTGATTCGACGTGGTTTTATTAACATTGCTGCAAGCAAAGAGAAAATGAAATTGTTCAATAAAGAAGAGCAAAACATTATCAAATCTGTGGCTAAGGGGGGCGCATTAGATCCGCTTCTTACATTTGCAGCACAGTTTAGTCCATTAAGGTCTAAATTAGCAGCGGCTGGCGGTGCTTATACTTTCTCACAAAGTCCTGTCATTGCAACCACAGCGGCTGGAACTGGTTTATTAGCAGACTATACACAATCTGTCTTACGGCGCAGGGCAGCACAACAGGCTATAAATCGGATAGCATCTGGACAAACAGCCCCAGACCCACAAAGTCTTGCTTATCGTGGAGTACTCTCGTCTGCCTTAAACCCACCGTTGGAATAGTATGAGCGAACCAGTCACTCAAGTTGCCAAGGCTGCTGTCGCTGGCATCAAAGAGGCTTTGGCTGTTGGTAAGGAACTGGAGTCAGTCACTAAGGACATCCAAGAACTTGGCAAGTCTGAGGTGCAGGCCAGAGCCGCCTTCCGCAAGAAGCAGTTAAACAGGCCCAAAGATACCTCCGTCTTTTCTGCCGTTGAAGAATGGCGTGGAGTCTATGAAATTAAGAAGATAGAAGAAGAACTCAAAAGAGACATCATCGAGAAGCACGGCCCTGCTGCTTGGGCTGAGATAGAAGTCATTAAAGAGCGCATACTAAAAGATAATAAGAACCTGACTGACGAGTACGGCAGAGACTTACACAAACTGGCAATGCTCAAGTGGTACTGTTTTAGTGCTGCTTTGTTGATTGTTAGTTTTGCCTATGTAGTCGGTTATAAACCCTAAGGAACCCTATGCTATCACTAATATCCTCCGCTATTGGCTTTTTTGCCTCTGGACTGCCACAAGTCCTGAACTTCTTCCAAGACAGGGCAGATAAAGCACAAGAACTTAAACTAGCCCAGATGCAGACTGAGCGTGAACTAGCACTGGCTGAGAGGGGCTTTATAGCCCAGCAGAAGGTCGAAGAGATCAGGACTGACCAGATTGCCCTCCAGACCGATGCAGAGCGCCAGGGAGCCGCTTTAGAGCACGACAAGGCTATTATGGCTCGTGCGTCATCGTGGGTTGTTAATCTCAATGGCATCGTAAGGCCAGCAGTGACCTTTATCTTTGTGCTCGAACTGGTCTTAATCAATATGGGGCTTACCTACTTCCTATTGCAGGGAGGCCTCGGCAGTATGTCTGTAGAGCAGTTTATCGCAGCTACGGATGTTATCTTCTCTGAAGATGAAATGGCTTTGCTGTCAGGAATCATTGCTTTCTGGTTTGGTTCTCGTCAGTGGGGCAAGAAGTGAATGTATCAAAAGAGTGTATAGAGGGCATCAAGAAGGATGAAGGAATACGATTTCGTCCCTATCGCTGTCCTGCTTTACTGTGGACTGTTGGTGTTGGTCATGTTATTGACCCTAATCATATAAAGGTGAAACTAGATGAACGTAAAGGACTTGCAATCCCTGATGGGTGGGATCGAACTCTCACAATGGCAGAAGTCGATGGAATCTTGGCAGCAGACTTGGCTATCTTTGAACGAGGCGTGCTTAGACTATGCCCTCAAGGACTTACCCAAGGCCGCTTTGACGCATTGGTCAGCTTTAGCTTCAACGTTGGCCTCGGCAACCTCCAAAGAAGTACAATAAGAATGAAGCATAACCGTGGCGACTTCGATGGCGCTGCGGAGGCTTTCATGGCTTGGACCAAGGCAGGGGGCAAAGAACTCCCTGGCCTTGTTAAACGCCGTAAGCACGAGAAAGCAATGTATCTAGGATAAAAAAAGAGCCTCCGAAGAGGCCCTGTTAAGTGCTACACCCTAGACTACCAAAAAACCATTACCCTGAGGATGAACAGGTCAATGACGACACAGTGTTCCTCTTCAAAGTCATCCACATATTCAAACCCAACCATACAGCCACCGATGATGTGCAGTAGTATTGTCATGTCAGATCTCGCAGTGACCGGCAACGCAGGCCAATGTTTGTGCGCCTTCGACGTTGTCATCTACCTCGACTAAGTCGTCCCATTTGATCTCTTTAGGCATCTTAGAGAGCATCTCTTCATACTGCTCTTTAGTGCATTCCTCATAAGGAGCCTGTCGGTATGTGCCACCAGCCCAAGGTAGGAAAGACACACCAGAGATTTCATCGAAGTTCCTAAACACCCAAGCCCCGACATCCATCCATTCATCTTCTTTGACTGAGATGGTCACAGACGGTTTATGCTCACACCAGTGACGCTGATACATCATCCAGACATCGAGGTGCTCAATTGCTGTTAGATCATCACGCAGTCTTGCTCCTTCAGGGGCCTTCATCGGAAATGAGAAGACTACTGTGCTGTCTGGTCGCATTACGCAATCTTCGGCAGGCACACCAGCAGAGGTCAGGAACGCCGAGAGAGGGTCTTTCTTGTCTCCACGAACACGGCGAATATAATACTGACTATGTCTAGCATGAATACCAGAGGCGCTATCAACAAGTTGAGAGACAGTGCCAGAAGGTTTGACACAAGTAATCGCAGCAGACTGAGGAATTCCCAACTGTGCTGCAAGGTCAGCGTTGGTATCAACGGCGACTTTCCGTAATTGTTCAAGAGCCTTCGCAGTGCTGTCACTTACCTCTCCCATCCATTTGTTATCTAAGATGCCCGTCAACGACACACCTAAGAGGCGTTCCTCTTCAGTGTTCTTCTGCCATACCTTACGCAGGTAAGGGAAGTTAGTCATCGTAGACTGGAACGTGCCCATAATCGTTGCTATTCGTATCTTTTTAGATAGTGATTCAACGGTGTCCTCGGCCCGTACAACCACTTCCGTAAGGTTACAGAACTGGTAGGGGCGCAGGATGATTTCTGAGCAGGGGTTTGTTCCGAAGTCAAAACTAGAATCACGTCTGCCGTTCTTTGCAGCTTGGCTTTGACTTGCTTCCCTTGAGAAGATTCCCCGTTCTCCAGAGTGGCTGTTGTAGAGGCTAGTCCATTCTTGGAGAAACTGTCCAATGTCTGGTTTAGAGTTATAAGTTGCTGAGTTGTTAGCGAGTGCCCTATGTGCATTTTGTTCCCACCAGTTTCCAGATTTACAAGACCGCATACGGTCATCCTCGAGGTCCGACAAAGAAATCATTGCAGATCTTCGTACTCCACCGACAACAACAACTTCCCCGATTTTACAGAGAATATCGTGACACTCGATTGATGTAAGTTTTCTACCCACTGCTCCTCTGAACTTGGCGATAGTGAACTTAAAAAGTTCATCCAAAGGTCCGGGACCAGAGGCACGTCCTCCAAAAGTTTTGAGTCTGGCTCCTGCAGGTCGAATTCTACTAAGGTCGTATTTTGCAACTTCCCCAGAATATAATAGAGCCACGAGTTGGCGTAGTGCTTTGGCCCACCCTTCTTTTGAATCCGCAACCGAAATAGTAGTCTGAGAATCAAACAACTGATCCGGGACTTCAGGCAATTGATCGACATATTTATGCTCCACAGAAAAGCCTACACCAGTACCACAGAGTAGGAT